TCCCGCACCTTGTCTGTGTCTAACCCGGGAACAAAGAACGCTTGGTTACGTCTCAGTTGTTTCCACGGGTATTGAATTTTCAGCTTCATGCGTCTTCTTGCGACAGATGTGTAGAGCGTTGACCCGCAGCAACGGACCCTTGGTTCGCGCCAGCATGTCCTTCTTGACGACCGTCACCACGTAGTTCTTGCTAAGCTCAAACTTAAAGTCGGAGTAGCCGTAGCTCATACTCACGCAATGCTCCTTGAGCAACTGCTCCTCAATGAAGTAGTCCACGTAGCCTTCCTTGGCGACCTCAAACTCAACCCGCCCAAGGATCTTCGACCGGATAACAGGACCGCTGAACACTGACCCGTCGCCCCAGCTTGCGGCAGTCTCGCCGTTTGGCTGGCGCTTGAGAACAATAAACCCGCCATAGTTGTCCCGGGTGTAGGCGTTGAGAACATCCTCCGCAGTACGGATGCTGTTCCTTATTACTGAGCGTGAGTGATTAACCTTGTCCTTGAGCGAGTCGATAATGTTGAGCACGGGTACGTCAATGATGTTGCTGTACTGTCTGCTCGTAAGAATGCACGCCGCTACAGTTGATGCTGTACCTGCGTTCCAGTAACGCTCATCCCCAGAGAAAGACATCTCAACTTTTAGTTGGTTGTACGTGTCCTCAACCAGCCGCCTGACGGTTGCTTGGTTCTTTACAGCCCAGCGGATAAACGCTTCTCCTGCTACACCGAAGTGCATCTTCAAAGCACGAACCGCCTCCAACTCCTCTGGGTTCCATTGCAACGCAACACTGGGCGTCCACTCCAGAAACCGTCGAAGCTCGCCGTTGGAACTAAACTTCCTCGCACCCGCCATGTAGTCAGTCAGTACCTCGTTGGAAGTCATGGTCACAGTCGAGTGCCAGTTGGTGTCGTTGATCCGCTCCTTGTTGGCGCTCGACTCCATGCGCTCCTTGCCCTGACCTTCTGTGTGATTGAAGATAAACCCCGGTGCCCACTCCATGTTGTCGCGCTGAGTGCTGGTGATCTCATCAATCAGCAGAGGCATACTGTTCAAGATACCGGCGCGGTTCTGCATGGCTACAGGAGATGTGCCCTTGCCTGTACGGTAGCGCACCGGATGCCCCCAAACCCCAGCCTTGGCGCTGAGTGTCAGAGACTTACCTGTGCCAGATGTCTTGCCGCCAAGGTGCCAGACGAACCCCTCAAACTGAGTGAACTGCATGAGAATAGAACCGAAGCTGTCCATGGCACAGGCCAGCAAGTCATACATCTTGCGCTTGATAAATATCGTGGTCCAAGCGTCGCGCCACCCATCAATCGTCCCCTTACTGCACGTGTTCCGGTTGATGTTCTCAAGCCCGGGCATGGGTATCTGCGCTACCGCACCGTTCTTGTAGAACACACGCTCGTTGTAGACAAACGACTCGTCTTCTTGCCAACCAAATTGTTTGGGAACAACCAGTACTTTCTTTGTGAGTGACGCCTGTTCAACAGAAGCGCGCACGTAGTCGAATAAGTTCTTGTCGTTGTTCTGCCCGAATGAAGCCAGCACGTTCTGATTAGCCAACCACTTGACTGTCTCTTCTTTGCTGACCACAGCCTTCTGTGGCATGTTAATAATCGTTGTACCTTCGGGTCGTGTCGCGGCTAAGTTAACCAGATGATCGGAGTCCTGTTTAAGAATATGAACAACAAACAAATCGTATGGCAGTATCTGTACAGTCTTCTTTACCTTCTTCTTGGTCTGCTCATCCTTCTCTTCCCGCTCGGCGTATACCCCGCCGTTCACGCCATAACTGTACCCACGTGGTGGCTCTGGTCTGATAACCGATAGCGTTGAGGCGAGAGGCAACTCCTCCTCATCCTCGTCTGCTTCAAGGATTTGCTCGGCTGTTAGCTGTATCTCTTTCTCTGTGTTGTCGGTCTTGATCACGCGCCCCATGATTAGCGGATTCGTGATTGCTCCTGCGTGTACACACGATGTACACACACCCGGGTTCTCGCTGTCCATCTTGCGGCATGGGTACGGACCCTTGATCTCCGCAAGTTTGTTGCGCATACGATCTTCATCGTATGGGTGCAGGGCGCTAAGCTCACGGGCAACTGCTTCGCCGTCTTCACAAACTTTTGCCCACGACAGAAGCCCGCGCCACAGTGGTTCCATCCCATCATCAGCCGCGTTGTCACGGTAGAACTTGATCTGCGCGCAGTCGCTGTTCTTCTCCATCAGCGCAAACGATGTCGCACTATTAGAGATCAGAGTCAGCTTAGCCGCGCTAGTATCTTTGGGTGGGCGCGTACCGGGGAGTTGTAGCGGCGGTGCCCCCATTGGGCTGGGTTCGACAAGGTGATCGGCAATGCACTTCACGATGTCATCAAAGACGAAGTTGTCACCTTCAGCCAGCAGCTTGACTTCGCGCGGGACTGGGTACTTCTTCTTGAAGTTCATAGTCCCCGGTATGCGTAGCACCCGTGCGGCGTCAGCCGTGACAGTCATGTCGATACGAAGACCTTCCTGTTTGCACAGGCGTTTGAGATCTTCAGCTACTGGCTTCCAGTCAACAACATCAACCGGCTCGGTGAGCGGCCAATACACATGCAGTCCACCGCCAGAGTTAACCAGCCATGGCATGCCGAGACTACTCAACCCTGTCTTTTCAACAAATGCGTCGAGTGATAGCGCCGCCTCCTTGCGTGAGGCGTACCCGTCCATGTCCAGAAAGAACGAACGGATCTGAAAAGCATTTGTTGCGCGGCGATTCTCTGCCGTCTTGAATGTGGCTAGCGCAAAGTAAATGTCGTATCGCTTCTGCAACCAGTCTTCTACAGGCTGGTCAATCTCCTCAATTTGTTTTACAAAGATGTGTTCTTTAGTGTTTGAAAGCTCTACCGCGCAATAGTACCCATCTCCCGGGGACGGCAGAACCTCCGCTAGAAATCTCAGCGGTAGTGTCATTAGCTTTCCCAGTTACGGGTTGATCTTGAATGCCTTGCATGCCTCTTCGTGCGCAACGTCAGGATCGACGTTGGCTTTTAAAATCTTAATCAACGCCTCCACTATTGGTCGGTACGCCACGAAAACTTCTCCACCACTAAACCAGTTGTATACAGATTGTCGAGACGCGCCAGTAATGTGCGCCACCCGCAGGACGGAGAAGTCCCGGTGAATAGCCCACCGCCCTAGCTGGTTACCCAGCGTCTTGGGAGCGGCGGCTACCTCATCAATGAGTTTCTGTGAATATGCCATGTGAATATTTGGGGGGCTTGCGCCCCCCTCCCTTTAAGCTTCGTCGTCCCAGTCGTCAACCATAGCCGCTAGGCTACTCTTTTTTGCTGGCACTGCGCTAGGCTTCTTCTCTTCCTTGCGCACGACTGGCTCTTCAGCTTCGTCTGCAACCAACGCCTCGGTCTTCTTTGGCTCTGCTTTGGGGGCAGGGCGCGGCGTAGCCATCAACGGGGCCGGAGCTTTGACGTTATCCATCTTGGCAACCGTCATGGTGATAGCCTTGATAGCATCATCAGACTCGCTCTGCGACTTGATAGTCACTTGCTCTTCAGGATCAATCCAGCGCATGGCTTTGAACGTGAGCTTGGGCGACTCACTCTTGGTGTCAAACTTCATGCGAGTAACAACGTCAGCAGGATCAACGTTCTGTGCCGCAAGGTAGCGAGCGTACTCTTGGAGCGGGCGCTGGTCCGCATCACCCTTACCAAATAGAGACGTAGCTGGGAGCGCTAGCTGGAGAACATCCCCGCCCACATCGTTAGCAAGCACAACAGCAAGACGTTGCTGAAAACGGCAAGCGCGAGAATTGCCTTGACCAGAACCAGCAATGTTCTTGGGGCACCCATCGCACTGGTCATGCTGCTTGTTAGTTGCGTCAGGGCTTGGCGTCTTGCCATCAGCAGACCAGCAGTCGGGTGCATTAGCGTCCCCGTCGTAGGCTTTAGCATAGAAGGTGCGTCCAATGTTAGGCGCGGCGTTAACAAACACGACATCAAGGAACCGATCCTCAATAGCCGCCACTTCCTTACCACCAGCCATGAGACGGAAGACCCCGCCTTTGATGGAGATGCGCTTGCCGCCACCGACTGCACCGCCAGCCAAGGACTTAGCCATGGCTGAAAGCTCGCCACGGGCACGAACGTGAGCGGGTACTTGTGCCGGATTGAACATAGTTACGTTAGACATACAGCCTCACTTAGTGGGTTTGCGAACAGAGACTCCATACTCCTGCACGGAGTTGAGTCCGGGGGGAACTGAACCGGGATTCTCTTCAAGGAACGAAGCCATGTTGGTTTGATGGATACGTTTCTCCAGAAGATCGACCGCATCGTTGGCAATAACGAACTGCTTGAAGGCATCCCAGTCCTGCGTGTTGTAACGTGTCTTGGTTGACAG